GGAACCGGAATGTATACCACATAAATCTGTAGTGCCAGCATACACTGATGGAAAGTAGAGGGGTACTTCGGTTCCCCAGTATTCATTACAATTGACGAGGCCTTGACGAATGATTGAGTCAGCCATTTTATGACTTTGGACTGAGTATGGGTTTGATCCTGGATCATTGAGTTTACCTGTTTTGATATAATCTTCTAAGAACTTGTGCATTCGTGTACCACGACCTGCGGCTTCTGTTGTAATCTCTTGTGCTTTCTTATGTCCTACACGATTACGCCATTCCTGTAATGCTTGTTTCTTTTCTATTGGAGTAGTAGCTGAAAGTACTGTAGTGACTGATGGGAGTTTCTGACCATCCGGTGTCGCATATCTACGACCTTCGGGAGTATCAATACGCTTAATTGGTTCGTATTTAAATTTATTGGGAATGTACATATGGAAATTGTACTACAAATTTCTTCGTAGTACAATCTATTTGGTTAAGCTAATTTGTTTGCTTGTTTGCTTGCCATTTGCTTAATGATTTTTTCATTTTCATCTGGCTTTACTTCACCATCAGGTCCTGTTTGACCTCTAAAGATAACTTGATTATCTTCAATATCTTGTATGATATTAACTAATGGGTCTTTCTTAATCAAATCATATATGTCAGATTCATCAATTGAAATGCCATTGTGATTCAATAATTGGATAAAAGCATCTACTGGAATAGGACGATCTAAACCCATCATTTTTTCTTTGAGTTGAGCCACTACGCCTGTTAACTTTACACGTAGTGGATCATCGTCTGCAAACTCGTAGAGTCTCATTTTATCTAACTGTTCTGCCTGCGCCTGCGACTGGTTCTTCTTCTGGTTCTTCTGCTGGTAACTCGCCTACGTCAGCACCAAACTCATCACCTGTTGGTTCTTCAACAGATACGTCAGAACCATCGTCCATACCCATACCCATACCCATTTCGTCACCCATTGACATATCACCTTGACCAGTGATTGTGTTCATTGCTGATTGCAATGTACCTTTAGATTGTGTCAATGCTGCCTGTAAAGAACTCAATGCTTCACTAGCTTGTTGGTTGAATTGTTCACCTTCTGAAGTACCTACTTCAGAGTTAACACCATCAACTACTGCTGGAAGTTCTTTAACTAACATATCAGAGATTTGCTCGACCATCTTTTGTAGACTGTCAACCATTTCTTGTGCTGCCAAGATAACTTGAGATTTTTCAACTTCTTCGTTTTCTACAACGATGCGTTGATTGTATTGTGGCATGGATTTCAATTCAGCGTAGTGTGATGAAAGTGCTTGCTCCATGAAAACAGCTTTCAAGTACGCTGGGTTGTTTTGACCCTGTTGTACTTTACCGGTTTGTTTCATTTCTCCCAAGAAGCCACGTACTTTGCGTAGCATGCGGTTTGTGTCATATAGACCTAAACTGTCAACGTTCAAATCGCTATTAAAGTGTTCTTTTAGAGCCTTCTTAGCTACTTGAGTTGGTTTCAAATTAAATTCGTTAAGTTTCATAGTGTTTTCCTAGAGTACTAATAATGTATTTATCATTATTGAAATTATTTTATGGCGAGCTTGAACTGCTTCTCTTGCCAGTTTTTAGTGTTCAGAATGTAGGATTCTAGCTCACGAATGACTAGTTTTCTCTTGACCCTATCTTCCTGTAATTTAGCTGAGTATATTAATCGGGTGTCTAAATCTTTGGTTTTTTCACATAATTTTGTATGTACTGTCATGCTAACCAAAGTAGATTCTAGGGTTCGGTCCAAATCTCGCACTCTATTAGCATCAATAATCATATTTCTCTTGTGCATCGTAGCCCAGACCACAGCATTTTTTAAATTATAAAATGTCTCTGATAAGTTTGAAGTGAGCTTGGAAACCAAATAGCTACCATTGACTTTGGTTATACTGAATTCTCCAAATAATTCATAACCCTGTTTAGTATTGTAGACAATCAATTCATTTAATGTTTTGATTTCATCTTCACTAAATATCCTCTTAAGGATGTTATACACGTTTTTTTCATTCATAATCTAATATCTCAAAATGTATATTTTTTAGTTCTGGGCTGGTGTCTAAAAATTGTGGTAATTTCCCCCACTCGACCCCAGTTTTTATGATCGGAACACCATTAGCGTCACTATATAATGCCCCTAATTCATCTATACCATCATGGAATACGTTTCTATGATTGATAGTAAAATCAAAACTCCAACAGGTCTGATCCTCTTCTTCATCAAACAAAAAGCCAAATTTACTAAAATCTTTAAAATTAATTACTGTCTTAGTTGTATCTGTATTATTTTCAGGTTGACTGCGTAATGATACTACCTGCAAAATAGTATCATAATTGCTTTGTGTATTTCTCTGGTGTACCCACTCTTTTAATTGTTCAGGGGTATAATTGATAGGTGCTTTGCGATTTAACACACCTGTGCGTGTGATATCAAACAATGTATAGCATCTTATTTTATAAGTCATACACTATTTATAGTGGTAAAAAAGCCCAAGATTTTCTTGGGCTCTTGTAAACTAACGATTATATTAGTTATTGAATGTAGCTGAAGCTGTGATTGAGCAAGCTGCTGTTGCTGCTGTGATAGCTGCGTCCAATGAACCGCTGCCAGTATCAGTAACATCGCCCCAAGCACCTGTTGGGTAGAAAGCGATTGACAATGTATCTGGAGAAGAATTGTCGTACTGGTAGATGTAAACTACAGCCAATTGTTGAATTGTGTCAACGATTGTCTTAACTTGGTCACCTGTCCATGCACCAGAACCTTTAGTGATAGTTGCAAAGTCTAATTTTGGACCTTGTGGTTGAACTGCTGCACCGTCTGTCAATGCGTTTAAAGCACCAACTTCGTAGTCACGTGCGTCAAAGTTTGCTACTTGTTTCAAGTCGCTGTGTGATTTGTCAAAATATGCCATGATATTATTCCTTTAAAATAGTTGAATCATATAGATTCATACTATTATTTATGCCTATTACAAAAAAACTTGGTTTTGGATTAGCCTCTAGCGGCTAGATTTTGACGGCTAAAGCCCATACGGTCTACGAACTTAAATCCGTTAGCAACGAACCCTTCGTGGGTCTCGGTTCCGTCTTGTAAATATCCCTTGACAGGGCTTTTTTTGCTTGCTGTATCTAACTGTGCTACTACATCCATCTTTAATTTGTAGATTTCGCTCCAGATTAAGAATGCACCCTGAACGCCTGCTTGATTCTGCACCAGATGTTCCATGACTTTTTGTTGCATTGCAGGAGTCATAGGTCTTGATTGTACAAAAGCAAAGAAATCTTTGTAGATGTTGTTCAAATCACCCTGAACAACTTTTCTATTGATATAAACAGTGAATAAGTTGCTGTTCATAACACTCTTTGTTCCAGGAGGGGCAACTAACATCTGGTCTACTGCTTGGCCATATCGCTTTATTGCCTGCAAACACTTATTGATTTGTTGTTTGCTGATTTTTAATTTAGGTTGAATTGGCATTTTACTAGGAACTATAGCAACATTACTGTTGTTCTTTAGTTCTCCTATTGTGCCATTGAGACTTCTGGCCTCATCAGTAGACATAGCACTAGCTGGAATGTATTGATGTACTGCTATACCAGCTGTTTTTCCTGCTAGTAATTTACCAATGTCACTGTTAGCATCTATTGTGTATGTTATACCATTTGGATTGGCACGAAATTTGTACAACCCGTTTTGTTCTTGTAATGGGCTACTGAACAATAGGTCACCCCAATAGTATCCATAACCACGATCTTCATTGGCTAGACCATTCCAAATAGATTTGATAATAGGGTACAACCCTTCTCTATCAACACCTCGGGCTTGGTCATACTTATAAAATGCTTCTGGGCTGTAGTTGGTGCGCCCTGTTCCATCTTTTTTATTAAACATATGCTTGTCCATGATGGTAAACTTACCATCTTGACCGCGACCAAAGATTAACGCAGGGTAACCATCCCACTTGATAGTAACTAAATTAGGTCGTTGCACTGTTAAATTGATAGCTTCTACTGCTTTGGTTGCATAATTACTACCACCGATAAAGATTGCGTCCTCAGGATGATCCAAATGACCTTTATCTTCTAGTACTATAGAATTTAATTCTTCTAATTTACTGACTATTTCACGTATTGAGTTCATTTTCGTCCACTCAAGCGTCTAACTAACATAGCATATTCTTTTCTATTACCAGTATACAACATATTTAAAGCTGCTGAGGCAATTTTTTCAACATCATCAGTGTTGCCTGCGCCCTTTAATTTTTTAATTTGATTAATTATTTGCTGAGACTGGGGGTTTAAATCCACGGGGTCTCCACCTACTGTAACATCTGCGTCATATTGTCTAGCTTGTTTAACATCACCCAATCCAGTATCACTCTTATATCTGGGTTGTGACATACCGACAGCATACATACCTTGAGCCATTTTACTAGCGTCATTGCCAGCAGCTTGTGCTAACATTTCTGCTTTATCGTCTGCGATATTCCAACCATATTGTTGTGCTTGTGCTTTGATAAAATCCGTAGCATCAAACGGTACACCTGCTGTTCTGGCTGCACGTGCTGCCATATTAAACTGTTGTGTAAAGTCACTGGTAAACTTATTTTTTGTAGAGGCAACGTTTCCTTGCTTGCCACCGTAACCAGTAGTTTTATAAATAGCGGATTTAGTCGCATCAAGTGCGTTTGCACCCATGTCTCTAGCTTTGACTGCTGTTGGAGAGTTCCACGCCGCTTTTAGTTTGTCTGCGCTTGCACCTAGCGTATTTGATATATCAGATAATTTAGGTAGTTTGGCTTCGTTAAGTTGAATTTCACGGATTTTCATCGTTTTTCCTAATACTCTTGGAAAATCTACTTTGGTCCTTAGCCTTAATCGCACTCAATAGTTTGCGCTCTAAAATTTGCGCTTTTTCTGGATCATAATGTCTATTAATCAATTCTAGTAGATTTATAGCACTAGTAATGATATTGTGGGCACGGCTTTCAATGATATGTTTAGCATCACGGTTGTGGCCGATCGACTCTAATTCTTCTAAAAGACTGCGTGTTTTTCTTTGCATAATGTAGATGTCCTAAGTGTATTTATCACTTTTTGAGATTGTTTAACATTGATTTAAGTTTGGATCCCTGGATATCTGCTATGATTTTCTTTTGTGGGATTTCTATTATTTCACCAGTATTAAGGTCAACATTTTCCCCTACTGTTGACTGTGGCTTTAATTTGCTCATAATGTCATTGGGACTAGGGCTTGGTTTATACTTGGCCTGCTGTTCAGCATATCCGTCAGGATCGTCATCTGTGATACGCATAGTTTCAATATTGTACTGCAAATCAATCTTCTGGCCGACGCCCGTAGAACTACGAGATTTCATACATTGAATTTGATATTGACCTCGTTCACGCATACTACGACTTGTGAAAATACCGAATACGTTATCTGCTGTGTTAATCTTAGAAATACCACCTGCAATATGACTGTGGTCAAATTCAATTTCTTCCACTGCTGAACGATTCAACTGTGACGCAGTTACCATCAATATCCCTAACTCTTTTGCTAAGTTACGCAATTCTTCCGACACATATTTGTCTTTGATGAACTGGTCGTTTGGATTGACTTTAACAGATACAGGCATGACAAGATCCAAGTAGTCAATCATCACAAAGTCAACACGCATTCCTGTTTGTATTTGTACTTCTTTTAAGTACGACCTAATATCGTTTACATTACTTTGCGCTGGCATACCCTTCACACGATATTGACCTGCTTTCTTTGAAAACATCTTAACTTTGAGTTCTGTACTGTCAATGTCTTTTCTAATGTCTCTGGTACTCATAGAAGTCAACATCGCATCAGTTCGCAATGATGTTAATTCTTCTGACAATTCTAATGAGACATACACCCCGTTCAATCCCATCTCTAACCAGTTCAACGCAATGTTCATCATGACCAAAGATTTACCTGAGCCTGAGCCACCTGCAAAGATATTCAATTCACCTCTACTGAAACCACCATATAATAACTTATCTAGTTGTGGCCAGCCTGTTGATTGTTGTCCACCTGCATTGAAGTATTTGTTGATACGTGCTTTAGGGTCAGCAAAGTAATCTGTGCCCATGTCTTTTTGTAGACTGATTTGTACTGCGTCTTTGATTAATTTTTCAACAGGGCCAAAGTCACCCTTCTCTAACATGTCGGCTGACTTAAGAATCGCACGTTCTAGTTCTTGTCGTTTAGTAAAACTTTCAAATTCAGTTAAGAACCATTCTGTATGGGTATCTCCCATATTTTCTATCGGTTCAATTTCTATACCTGTGGTTGCTTCGATTTGTGTTACATCAGGTAACACATTATAATTGTCGCTATATTCTTTAATAAATTCTGCTACTGGTCTTAAACTCTTTTCAAAGTTATCCGAGTTCATAATATTCATAACTCGTGTGTATAGCTCACCGTTAGTTAGCATCATTCGCAGAAACAACTTCTGCACATCAGTATTATATTCCTTTAGCAATCTGCTTTTTCCTTAATTCTAATTTAATCTTTGACATTGTAGCATTTTGTAGTATTGCAAGTAAAGTAGGTAATTTTCCATACTTCACTACAGCATCGTTCACATCCTTGATACCGGGTCCCCAATTAGGCAAACTTACTGAATACCCTAATTCTAATGCTCGGTCAATTAATTTTAATCCAGTCTTATCAAAGTCAGGAACAACAATAATTCTTCGGTTTAGTTGTGAAAGAATAATGGATTGTTCTTCGCTTATATCATCGTGCATTACTGCAACACCATCTATACTCAGTGCATCAAAGATACCTTCTGTAACTATACAACTTTGCCAATCTTGATGTTGATTATCTATGTTGAACACATAACCCGATTGTTGGTCATTTATATACTTTGGTGTTCTGTTATCTAAGTACCTGCTGGTGTTACCTACTATTTTACCTTTATATGTATAAGGAACAACGATTCTAAACTGATTCCGATCCTTGTCCTCTGGTGTTACTGTAAACGTATATTTGTTAGTATCAATGCATCGTTTACGCAAATACTCGGTATATATTTTATGTCTAGGGTTTGTAGTATCTAACACTTCACCCGGTGGCAGTTGTTTGTTTTTGAATTTGATGTTTTCACGTTTCTTTAGTTCTCGTGTAAAGTCTAGGATATCTTTGTTTTGTAGGCTTTCTAAACTCCAACGCTGAACTTGTTCTTTATCAACGCCACACCAAATAAGAAATTGTCTAGTTTTAGGAGATATGCTTTTACCTAGAGTAAAATTACAAGAGTAACCGCAGTTGAAACAATGCATTACCCAATTAGTAGCTCCGTCAAACTTAATTCCACCTCTGCCACGTTTGTCTGCTTTATGACCGCGATGGCTACAACAAATTGCGTTGAAGCTAGTCCAACCACTTTGTGTTTGTTTTTTTCGACCCGGAATTAATGACGATATATCGAACATACTAAGATTGTACTACAGTATGTATCAAATATCAAGTATGTTGGTATATTATCTTACTAATATATTGTCCACATTGCCCTCAGTATAATCGAATTTCATTCGTACATAAGGGTGGAAACCTTCGATAGTATAGATTTCGGTACCTGTTGTTTCCAAAAACATGTAAGAGTCACCGATATCATACCAATCTGCATCTACGATTGTAGATCCTTGAATTTGCATAGTACCGCTAAATCCAGTATAGTATGATTGGATACTCAACACTGGGTTATATGTGGTATTAATTATGCTTGAATAAAAGGTTACTGTATTACTTGCAGGGGTTGGATGTGAAGGTATAGTCACGTCCATCGATGGGATATGCCTAGGTAGAACGCTGTCTACGATTTCCATGACCCCGCGGGCACCTGAATCACTATTTACAAAAACGGGAAGATCAAACGAGCCTACAGGAATCTCCAAAGAATATGATCCTTTTTGAGCATCAATATCTTCAAGTTCGGAAGCTAGTAGTTGGAACTCAGCAATACCAGTTAAAGCAACTGTTATAGTTAGTGCCTTTTTAATTAGTACTGTAGTACCGTCATAACTTATGATACGCATAGTTATCTCTTTCCCCGATATATCTACGGGTTTCTGTTCTTGATTGATGAACTGAAACTGTAGTCTATTATCGACTCCTTTATGTAGTGTTAGATTTTTAGCGTACACGATATCATATCTCCTAGGTGAGTTGCCGGTGAACAACACAACGTATTGTCGTGGTAAATAGTAAAAAACATTGGTTGAATACACAGCTTGGTTCCTTTAGTGTATTTAGTATAAAAATAAATATAATGGTCAAACCCAAATGATAAATATTCCAAGACAAACTTTTTTAATGATACACAACGAATTTTTCAAAAAATTATCAGAAAATCACCCCTTTATCACTGTTTGTTCCTATGCCGGTCAGGACTATGTAGGAATAATACAAAACCGTGATGATGTGGTTACCACTATATATGATTATGGATCCATCGTAGACCAAATTTTACGTGAAAAATTCTTAGAATTAGGTGATGTATGGTGGTGGGAATCTAACAGATTAGTGCCCATCAACATGTTCTTAAAAGAAGACTGGTCCATGTTTAGACCCTATTTAAGAACCTTCAATAACAAAAGTTTGACTATTATGCATGGCCCTATATGCAGTATGTTAGAATTAGGCAAGCGAAAGAGTAAGCGTAAATCAATTACTCTGGTCAAGAGAATGCCCTAATCCTTCTGACAACAAATTCATATGTACTACAACCAGATTCGCATATGCGACACTGTGACTTTTCTTAAAATGGTATTCACCAGATTCTTTTTCCCAGACAGATTCGGCAACATTCTTCCAGGTTTGTCCAATTAGATGCTTTTTCGCTGGACGGATTACCGCAAGAAACATAGCAAGCCTAGGAATACTATCGATCGGCTCTGGCATTCGTTGCATACTATTATAATGGTTGCTGAGGTGGATTAACTTTTCTACCGTCTGTCTATCCTTCAACATATTCCAATCGGGTTCTCTCATTAACTCTATCAAGTGTTCTTCATCACGCACTTGACTATACACATGTACATTCAACAAGTCTATCTTTAGATATCCTCTATTTTCAGCCTGAGTGTAATCAATATTAGCCATATTATTCAATGCGTCATACGGTACATCAGTTACATGCACTCCTGTAGCATGTTTACGCATAGGTTTAGCATTACGCATTGCCGCAGGAATATGTTTGATATGTTTTAAAATCTCATCACGATTTCCAAAGTCAATATCAATATCTGATTGAAACTTCATTTACGTGGCTCCACTAATCCCGCTTTCATTAATTTCATGTATGCTTGTTGTACAACGATAGCCTGTCGTTCTGCATCTTCTACTGCCTTGTGACTTGTAACATGTCCACCTGATTGTAACTTAACATTAGTAATTTCCCAAAGTGTTCGGGTATCTCTCATTGACCAGAAAGGCCAGGGTATAGGATTAGGCTTGTCACTAACTTGTCTCCAAGCATGTTCCATAACCACGAGGTCAAAAGGAGCGCCGTTACTCCAGACAGCACGACGGTTCCAACAAAACTTATAAAGAGTCTCCATGCACTCTGCAAATGGTACACGACCCCTGTCTCCCAATGCTTCTTCAAGTGCTTCAGGGCTCTGCTCACTCCACCATCGTAGTGTATCTTCATTGATACTCCTATTATATATTTCAGTTTGATCCTCAACTGTAGGTCGTAGTTCTAATCGTTCTACTACACCTGAACCTTTGGGATCAAATCTAACAGCACCGATAGTTAATATTACACAATTTGGAGTTGTGTCTAAACTTTCAATATCAATCATTACATCATTTGCCATTATCTTAATAACTCCATAACTATCTTTAATTTCTCTAATGCGTCTTTGACTGTAGGGTCATCTTTCTTCTCGTATACTTCTT